AATGAAGGGTGCTAACCTTAACGTTGAGTCTCTCGGCGAAGCAAACTACTTGTCTGGCGGTGACACTAGAATGGATTATCGCGAAGGTCAGTTTGGTAATGGAGCGAGCGGTGCGGGCGATGTCGAGGATGTTCCATTAACACCTCCTCCAGAGGGTAACCCATTGAACTCTGTTATTAAATACGCAGAAGCCCCACCAAGAGAGTTTGAAGAAAAAACTGTTATCGAAACACCTGATGATTGGGAGACACCAGAAGGACGCGCTCAATCTAATAAAGAATACACACAACAAGGTGCTGAAAAAGTCACACTTCCACCAGCTGATGAACAATCTGGTGTACTAACTGGCGGCTCTGGTAAACCAGTTCCAGTAGATAAAGGTAATATTCAAAACACCAAGGACTTCTCTAACGATTACAAATTATCTAAAAACATTGTTCTCGGTATGATGATTTCTGGTGGTGTTGGTGGTAAACACAAGCTGACTCCTCAGATGTTGAAGCCTAACAAGGATGCAGCTGAACGTCTATACACTGTACAAGAAATCGTGGGTAATTTAGCTGAAACAGCAAACAACGTTCTTGAGCCAATTATTGATGTATTACCAGGAGGTCGCTCTGGTTACAACAATCAGTGGGTTATCTCTTCGGGATATCGTTTGAAGGGAGTTGTTGCAAACGAGTCTGCTACATCAGATCACTGTAAGGGTCACTGCGTCGATATCGTTCTAAAGATCCCAGATAAGTATACCAAGACTTTCGAGGTGATCCAACAAATTGAGAAATTGATTGTTTATGATCAGTTGATTCTAGAGTATCGTTACCCAGATTCAGTTTGGATGCATATTTCATATCGTAAGGATAACAACCGTAAGATGGCGTTCACCATGGTCAATGATAAGACATACAAGCGTAATGCTCTTGGTCTTCCAGCTGGGTTCTTCTTAATAAGCGATATTCCACCAAAGGGTAAATAATGGCTGGCGTATGGAATCTTGAAACTCTTAGTAATGTAGACGAGTATGAATCTTTTTCTCACTCGTTTACATACTCAGATCCAGAGCAACCAACAAAATCTTTTAGAGTTGTTATCACCCCAACTGAACAAAATTCTCAAACAATTTTTATCAGCGGTAATAATATTACAGGATACTACTCTGATGCGTTTAATATCAGAGTAGTATATAAAACTAAAGAAGATAAGTACATAACTGTAAATAATTTTAGAGCAATTAAGCAAGAACTTCTGGACGAAGTTGTAGAGTATAATCCAGACTTGACCACAAGTAGAACTTACACATACATTGCTAACGCATTTTATCAAGATGAATTTGTTGAATCTAAAACATATACAAAAACTGTGAATAATAACTGGGATTTGAATAAAGAACTTCTGCTACAATATGTCAATTCAACCGTTGTTACTGACGAGTCCCTCTTCAACCCTTGGATAAATAGTATTAATGCAGCTATTGTTAAATGGCGCAATTCATCTAACGTCAATATTAACTGGGCATAAAAATGGATATTCCAAATATATTTAAAAACAGAACTGGCACTATTCAGCTTTCTGACTTAGATGATAACTTTAATGCATTAAAAGTTTTCGTAAATACACACGAGATTCAGATTTCTTCACTACAGCAGGGGCAAGCTGATCTTGTTAACGCTATTAACAACTTCTCTGCTATCCCATATGGATGTATTGTTATGTGGTCGGGTGCCGTAAATAATATTCCATCTGGCTGGAGATTGTGCGATGGGACAAACAGCACTCCTGATCTGAGAGATAAGTTTGTTATTGGCGCAAGGTCAGACTCTGGCGGTTCTGCTACAACTACAGTTACTGGCGCTGATACTAAAACAGGTGGACAAAAAGATGCCGCTCTTGTAAGCCATACACACCCAGTAACAACTAGCGTTACTGTAGGAAATCACTCTCATACAATCTCTGGTTCTTTCTATGCCAGAGACTCTGGAATGTATGCTGAAAGTGGACCATTTTCAAACGGTGGAGCAGCTGCTGAAACTATTAATGCAGACACATTAAGTAGTAGTTTTAAAGATTTTGAGAATAGAAGAATAAGCTTTAACAACACTAACACGCACACTCACCCAGTTAGCGTTTCTGTTGGTATTACTGCAGCGGGAGATACAGGCACTAACAAAAATCTTCCACCATATTATTCTCTAGCTTTTATTATGAAGGTCTAATATGCCAGCAGTTTCTAGAGTTGGAGACACTTCAACGGGGCACGGTTGCTTCCCACCGACAACTATGTTTAAGTCTCCAATAACAAAAACATATGTTAACGGAATAATACCAGGAGCTAAGGATTCTGAGTGTCAGTTTTATGAGCACGCATGCGGGGTAACGACTCACCCTGTGGCAGAAAGAACACCCACTCAAGGTACTAAAAAAACTTTCATAGAGGGATACTCTGTCGCTAGAATTGCAGATCAGTTAGCATGTGGTGATATTATTGCAGAAGGATCTCCAAATACTTTCATGGAGTAAACTAAATAAAAGATATGGCAAGAAATACAAGAACATTCTCGGACTTAGACCTAAATTTTACTGCTCATCCAGTTACGAAAGACATCACTCTAAAATATGATGAAAACTCAGTAAAACAGGCTCTTAAAAATCTATTGCAACTGAGATACTTTGAAAAACCCTTTCAAAGTGCTATTGGAAGCCCTCTTAGAGAACTTTTATTTGAACCAATTACCCCATTAACTGAAATGATGGCGAAAAGAACCATCATTGACCTTATATCAAACTATGAACCAAGAGTCGATTTAATCGACGTTAATGTGATCGCATCAGAAGAGAACAACTCTTTATATGTAAGCGTTAGTTTCAAAATTGTAAACACTGAACGACCAATAACTCTTGAAATCCTATTAGAGAGAACACGATAAATGGCACAAAGCACTAAAAGAATTAAAGTCAATGCACTGGACTTTGAAGAAATTAAAAGTAATTTAAAAGAGTTTCTAAAAGCCCAAGATAGGTTTCAAGATTACGATTTTGAAGGTTCTTCGTTCAACATCCTTCTAGACGTTCTTGCGTACAACACTCACTATAACAACTTGTACACCAACCTTGCAGTCAATGAAATGTTCCTTGACTCTGCAAGTAAACGTGCTTCTGTGGTTTCTCTAGCTAAAATGTTGGGTTATACACCAAACTCGGCAAAGTGCGCTAAAGCTATCGTAAACGCGACCATTACTGCTCCTACTCTAAACCCAGACGTTATTAGTTTACCTGCCAACCAGCCTTTCTTAACTTCTATTGATGGTGTTTCTTATACATTCTATAACACATCAGACGTTACTACTGTTGCTGTCGGCGGCACTTATACATTCAACAATATTGAACTAATTGAAGGTATTCCTCTACAATATAGCTATACTATCCGTGAAGGTCAAAAGTACATTATTCCTAACCAGAACGTTGACCTGTCAACACTAGTGGTTAAGGTTAGAGAAACATCAGATGATGATACTTTCGTGGTTTATACGTCGGCTGATTCTATCACAACTATGGAACCAGATACAAAGTCTTACTTCATCAAAGAGTTAGACGACGGTATCTACGAACTATATTTCGGTGACGGAGTTGTCGGTTTTAAACCAACTGATGGTAACTATCTAACGATGGAATACTATGTTTCATCTCTAGAAGGACCAAATGGCGCCAACACTTTCTCTTATGCAGGTACTGCCCTATTAGGTTCTGGTCTTACTGTTGTTGCTTCTACTGCTGCTCTTGGTGGCGCATCTCCAGAAGAAATTGACTCTATCAAATATAACGCTCCGCGTTTATTTGCAGCACAAAACCGAGCAGTAACTACCGAAGATTACAAAACTTTAATCTATAAAAATTTCCCTCAAGCAGCTTCTGTTGTCGTTTGGGGTGGTGAAGATAACGATCCACCAGTTTATGGTAAAACTTTTATTTGTGTAAAACCAACAGACACAAACGTTTTAACAGATTCGCAAAAAGACTTTATTAGAACTCAAATCATTGCTCCAAAGTCTGTTGTTTCTATCACTCCCGAGTTCGTTGACCCTGAATACTTTAACGTTCAAATTGACGTTACAGCATACTATAACTCTAAGATTTCAGATAAAACACCTGCACAGTTAGAAACTCTAATTCGTGACGCTATTTACACTTATGATGACACAAACCTTAAAAAGTTTGATGGTGTTTTGAGATATTCTCAGCTAGTTCGTTTAATTGACGAAGTTGACCAAGCTATTGTAAACAACACAACTAAGATTTTAGTTCGTCGTCAGTTTACACCACGCTTTAACCTATCTTCAGAATATAAGCTGAATATGATTAACCCAATTTTCAACTCTACTATTCCAGCAGAGTCTGTTATCTCTACAGGGTTCTATATTCCCAACACTTCTAACGTTCATTATATTGACGACGACGGTCAGGGTAATTTGAGACTATTCTACTTCGACGCGCAGCAAAATAAATACATCGTAAACCCTTCAATTGGTACTGTAGAGTATTCAAAAGGTACATTGATTGTTCGTAACTTGACAATTACCTCTCTTGCTGACGCTCAATTTGAATTCGTGCTAAAACCAGAATCATATGACGTTGTTACTGCATATAACCAAATTGTACAGGTTGCCCGTAACTATCTAAGCGTTAACGTCGTAAACGATATGACTGCCGCTGGCTCTAACCAAGCTGGTAAGAATTATATCTTCACTTCTATCAGAAATTTAAAGTAATATGGTTAATGAATCGTTAGATATAAGAGTTGGTCTTAAGAATCTGGTAGCCCAGCAGCTACCAGAATTCATCAGAGCAGAATATCCAACTTTTGTTGCATTCGTTGAAGCATATTACGAATATCTTGATAATCAAGGTGTAGACCTAAAAAAAGTCAGAGATATTGATGAGACGCTAGAAGATTATATCAAATTCTTCAAAGCGGAACTTGCTCACAACTATCCAGTAGTCAGCGCAGACTATAAGACTGAGCGTTTCCTACTAAAACATATCAAGGACCAATATCTAGCAAAAGGCTCTGAAGCGTCTTATAAACTACTGTTCCGTCTGTTATACGGTAAAGACGTTTTTATTGACTACCCAGGTCGTCAGATGCTTCGCGTATCCGATGGTCGTTGGACACAAGACGTTTCATTATTCGTTAAAGTTTCTCAAGGAAACCCTGAAGAACTTCTTGGTAAGACAGCAACAATTCAAACAGCTAGAAGAATTTACAACACCAGCGTTGTTAAAGGTGTGGATGCTGCTTCTGCAATCACAGCAACTGTTGAAAAGGTATTAGCAGTTCCAGGAGTTCCAGATGTCTATGAAATTTTCTTAGATAGAAATTTCTATGGTGATATTTTCCCAGGAAACTCTATTAAATATGGTTCAGAGTTTCAGGCTGTTATTCTACCATGTACTGCAAGAATAAGAATTACACAAGCAGGAAGAGGCTTCAGACCAGGTATGGTTTTCCAGTTAAGCACTGGCGAAGGCACACCATTTTGGTTTAAAGTTTCAACGGTTGATGCCAATGGCGGATTAAAAACTATTGATACGATTAAGTTCGGTTTACAGTATAACACTGACTTCTCAGTTACAGTTCTTCCTTCTTCAGCATTAAGTTCTAAGAAGAAAACAACACAAGCTGTTTCTAACTTATCATTCCGAATTGACGCAGGCATGATAAGGTCTTTCACCATAGTAGACCCTGGCTCTAACTATACTCTTCCTCCTTTGATTGGTATTGATGGTGATGGAGAAGGAGCTTCTGCCCATGCTGTAATTTCTAACGGTGAGGTTGTTGATATAGTTGTTGATGACCCAGGTATGGGTTATACATTTGCTTTTATTAGTATCACCCCAGCACCAGGCGATGTAACTGGCTCTGGCGCTTTAGCTGAAGTTCTACTTGGCTCTGATTATAATTATTCGTTCGGTGATAACACAGACGGTTTTACAGAGTCTGGTTATGTTAACATGGGCGACTATTGGAGTCATGAATTTTCAGACGGTACTTATGTTGGTACAATTGCGCGTCAGTTCTTTATTAATGCTGCAGACACAGTTGGTACAGGTTCCGCTCTATTAAATGTGTCTCTTGATGCTATCGCTAAATATCCAGGATACTACAGAACAAATGATGGATTCTTGGATGACTCAATGTTCATTCAAGACTCATATTACTACCAGTCTTTTGCTTATGTTCTAAAGATTGACGAACAATTAGAGTCTTACGCTTCTATCATTAGATCTATGTTACACCCATCAGGCATGGCTCTGTTTGGTGAATATAGTATCAATAATAAGATTAATCTATCTGTTGCTCTTGATTCTCTTGTTAAATCTCTTGGTGTTACTCTGTTTGATTTGGTTGAAGTAACCGATGAGTATGAAGTGGACGAGAATGGAGTTGTTATTAGAGGCAACTACTTCTCGTTCTATAAGGATCTATCTACAGACTATCCAGGCATGTCTGATTTCATTAATAACATAGTAGTTGTTAAGAAGTTAGACGAGATCTTTGTAAATATGACAGAACCTGTCTTTACAAAGGTTTTTGGAAAGAGAATTGGTTTTACAGGTCAAGCCGAAACGGTTTTTGCGATAGATGAAGTTGCTAGAAAAACTTTCACCAAACCAGTTCAAGATACAACTCAATTAACTGAAAATTTTACAAGAAAGTATTATACTAAATCAGCCCAAGAATTACAGCCTGTTTTAGACCAACACTCTCTACTATACACCCTAAATACTATAATTGATCCGTTGCCTGGCGTATATCCAGAAGATGGCTTCATTGTCTTAAACCCTTATGACGAAGGTGCTTACCAGGCTGAACAATATGTAAACCAAAGAGATTCAACATTCTCAACTTAAAGGAGATACTATGAACGAACAAATTCAACTAAGCGAAGTAAAAGCAAAGGGTTGGGTTACAATCACTAAAACAAACGAGCGCGGAGAAGTTACTGAACAATTTGAAGTACCCAACCTAGTCGTTACTACTGGTAAGATCTACATCGCTGGTAAAATGATTGCAACTGATTCCAACGTTCCTGTCGCTATGTCACACATGGCAATCGGAACTGGCACTGCTTCACCAGTTGCTGAAGATACTACTCTTGGAACACAAACTGGTCGTGTTCTATTGAGCGGTTCTCTACAAGAAAACAACTCTATTA